TTTCAAGCACAGTCTTACAAGGAGATGTTACCAAGTGGTGGTCCTGTAAAGACACAGATCCTTGGTGCACCGACCAAGGAAACTGAGGATCAAGCCCAGCGTGTGGAAGACTTCATGAATTATCAGATTACTGAAATCATGGAGGAGTATGATCAAGATACGGATCAAATGTTATTTTATTTGCCGTTGACGGGATCTACATTTAAAAAGATTTATTTTGACGAAACTAAACAGAGAGCCGTTTCCAAGTTTGTGCCGGCTGAAGATATGGTTGTTCCGTATTCAGCTAGTGATTTAAGAACAGCGGAGAGGGTTACACATGTAGTGAGAATGTCGTATAATGATATTCGCAAGCTACAAGTAGCAGGGGTATATAGAGATGTCGAATTATCTGAAGAAAGTGATGGTGCAGACGAAGGAGCTATCCAAGAACGTGCTGATGAGTTGTTGGGACTACGTCCGAATTACTCTGACGATGTGTATACCTTACTGGAATGCCATGTTGACTTGGACTTGGAAGGTTTTGAAGACACGGATATGGAGGGGAATCCTTCGGGTATTATGTTGCCTTATATTGTTACCCTTGATCAAAATTCTGGAAAAGTGTTATCAATTTCTAGAAACTTTAGAGAGCAAGACCCATTAAGAAGAAAGAGACAATATTTTGTACACTTTAAATTTTTACCAGGGTTTGGATTTTATGGTTTCGGGTTACTACACACAATCGGAGGTCTTTCTCGTGCTGCAACTTCTATTCTCAGGCAGTTAATTGATTCGGGTACGCTCTCTAATTTACCAGCTGGGTTTAAGGCTCGTGGTGTTCGTATTCGTAATGATGATGAGCCTCTTAATCCTGGGGAATTTCGTGACATCGATGTCCCAGGGGGAGACCTTAAAAATTCCATCATCCCACTGCCATATAAAGAACCCTCAGCTACATTAGCACAACTTTTAGGGGTAGTTGTTGACTCTGGAAGGCGTTTTGCACAGGTTGCAGACGCAAAAATAGCCGATGTTAACTCTCAAGCACCTGTTGGAACGACTGTTGCGTTGATTGAACAAGGCTCAAAGATCATTTCGAGCATACATAAGCGACTACATTACGGACAAAAGCAAGAATTTCGCATGTTAGCCGAGATTTTTAGTGAAAATCCAGTTCCATACCCTTATTTTGTTGGAAATGTACCGCCAGAGACGATGCAAGCCGACTTTGATGGGCGTGTTGACATACTTCCAGTGTCAGATCCGAACATTTTCTCAATGGCACAGCGATTATCACTTGCACAAACACAATTACAACTGGCTCAAGCGGCTCCACAGATACATAATGTGCATGAAGCATACAGAAGGATGTATGATGCGTTGGATATTAAGAATATTGACGCTATTTTACCTCCTCCAGCACAGCCACAGCCATTAGATCCAGCAACTGAGAACGGAAATGCTCTAAAAGGTATGCCTGTACAGGCTTTTCAGCAACAAGATCATGAAGCTCATGTTAGAGCACACATAGCTTTCTTATCAACACCAGCTGGACAAGCAAATCCACAGACATTTATTATGCTACAATCTCATACACAAGAGCATATTGGTATGATGGCTCGTGATCAGGTAATGAAATTTTTCGAAGAATCAATAAAAGCTGCACAAATGGCAGGTCAAACTGTTCCACAATTAGATCCTAATGCTGTTGAAGCAGCTATTGCTCAACAAACAGGTGAGATATTGAACGAAGTTATGCCTTCTCTACAGCCGCAACAACAAGTTGATCCTTTAGTTGAAATTAGGAAGAAAGAACTTGAGAATGATACAGCTGAACTGCAAAGAAAAGCTATGAATGATCAAATGAACTTCCAGATTGATCAAGTCAAGCTACAACAAGCTTATGAACTAGCTCAACAAAGGCAAAAATTACAAGAAGAAATTGCTGATGATCGTAATGACGTAAACATTTACAGAATCAACATGGCATCGGCTAACAAAGCTAAATAATCTGTGATATAATTATGTCATGGATCCAGTAACTATATCATTAGCAGTAGGCGTTGCCTCAAAAGCGTTCTCTGCCATTAAAAAAGGTTTTGAAGTTGGTCGGGACATTGAACAAATGTCGGGGGACATTGGACGGTGGATGGGTGCCGTAAGTGACGTTGATAATGCAGAAAAGCAAGCTAAAAATCCTCCCTTGTTTGGTAAGTTGTTTAAAGCTGGTTCTATCGAAGAGGCAGCAATGGCTGCGTATGCAGCAAAGAAGAAACTTGAGGAACAAAGATACGAACTCAAGATGTTTTTAAACATGACCCACGGACCAGGGGCCTATGACGAACTCCTTAAGATGGAGGGTCAGATAAGGAAACAGCGTCAAGAGACAATTTACAAACAACAACAAATGAGAAGACAGCTAGGTGAGGCTTTGGCATGGCTTTTTCTAGCTATAATCATAGGTGGATTACTACTATTACTGGCAAGTGCTTTTTCAAGTAAAGCTCATGGTAAAGATTATACTAGAAATCAAAAGATAAATAATGGAACAACAGCTGTTCCTAAGATGACGACATGTCGTTTGAAAAAACAAAAAGTTTTTAAGGATAAAATGGCGTGTATTTATGTTGGTGCTCAAAAGACATACGAGCTAGAATTTACAGATGTACATGTAGGGTGTCCACGCAACTATCAATGCGTTTTTAATCCTAATGGTCAAGAGCCATCAATAGATAAAGTGATGGAAAGTTTACGAAGCATAGCTAAATAGGAGATATTGATGGAAAACATGGTGCTAGATGCGTGGAATGATTTAACGTACTTCGAGGGAATCCTATTTACATTATGGCTATTTATCTTATACTATGGTAAATGTTGGATAGATAGTAGGTTTAAAAAATGACGGTGGAGACGTTTCTAAAGTGGAAGATCCTCCCAAGACTAATGATGCTTGCTAGTACGATTATGTCTTGGAGATGTGCAGAGTGGTTCATGCAACTTGAAGTTCCTACAGCTGCTCAATCTGCTTTTGTTTCTGTGGTCATGGGTGTAATGACAGGTGTCTTTGGTATTTGGATGGGACACGAACATAAGGAACACAAATAATGTTAACAGCATTAATTGGACCAGTAACCAACTTAGTTGGTAAATTTATAGAAGATAAAGATGCTAAGAATAAGTTAGCACACGAAATTGCAACCATGGCTGAAAGACATGCTCAAGAACTAGCCAAGGGTCAACTAGAGATAAATAAAGCAGAAGCAGGTCATAAATCTATATTTGTGGCGGGATGGCGACCATTTATTGGTTGGACATGTGGAATTGCATTATGTTGGCATTTTGTGCTTGCACCTGTTACAATATTTGTATGTGCGTATTTGAACGTGGCTATTCCAGAACTACCGACTTTTGATATGGGTAGCTTGATGACTGTGTTGATGGGGATGCTCGGACTTGGCGGTTTGAGATCATTCGAAAAGTATAAGGGATTAACGAAATAATGACTTCACCTCGTCTAATATTTAATGATTTTTTTAGAGATCCTTTTGGTGGTGAAATAAAATCTATTGGTGGTATTGGTGGTATGGGTGGTGGAGACGGTGTATTAGAAAATATACAACAACAAGTAACAGATAATGGTGAGGCTTTACAAGCACTGCAAGGTGGTATAGGTGGATTACCTAATACTCCTTTTCAACCAGCTATTAATCAGCCGATTTCTTATGAAAAGATTGCTTATGAAAACCCTGGTCAATTACCAGACCTACTTGATTTCAACCCACCTTCTATCACTGATGCTGCTTCAGATTTAGAATCTCAACTAAGAGCCGAGTAGGACGAGTTAGTAGCGAGTGCCAAGAAAAGAAGAGACGAAGGTTTTATGGGTAGAGTGGTACTTCCCGGTGAAAACTTGTCGTTTGAAGAATTTAAAAAAATGCAAGTAAAACCAGGGTTGCCTTTTAATATGCTTGGTGGGCCTATGCAATCAGACGTTTTTAATATAGGACAAGTAGAACAAAACCCAGGAATAGGATTAATACAAGACCCAGGAATATCAAATATAACTGGAAATTTATATAATGATACTAGCACAGGTTCTCCACAATTACTAAACTCTACATTAATTCCTACAGGTGTGATAAATCAAGATCGTCTTCCATCTGGTAGTCTTCGTGGTAATAATCCGATTCCTCAACCTATTTATGAAAGACCAGAGCCTAATGTTGGCATGGATCAACTATTTGGCAGAGCATTCGCAGGGAAACCAATATAATGGCTAGAGTAAGACAATTTGCAAATGATTTGGGGATAAGCAAGAATCAAGCACAGAACTTAATTAACAAAGGTCGAAGTCGCAAGGACGGAGGATCGCAAATCTTGGAGAACACAATGAAACCAATAAAAGCAGAAAAAGGTAAATCAGTAGAAACACCAAAGAAAAAACCAAACAGAATGTATAGCAATGATCCACAGTCTGCTAAGAAAACAACCGTTCAAAAATTAAAAACTATGGGTGTTTTAGAAAGAAAAGACAAAACTGGAAAAGACAAAACTGAAATTATAAATGAAGATTTCAGTAAGAAAGTCATGGAAGCAAACAAAAAAAACAAGGGTGGCTTTCCAGACCTAACTGGTGATGGAAACGTAACAAAAGCTGACGTTCTTAAAGGTCGTGGTGTCCCAGGATTTGCTCGTGGTGGCGGTATGGCTATCCAAGGATTAGGGTTTAGAGGAGTTAAGTAAGTGGCTTACGATGGTTTTGATGATGGTTATGGAGACCCTAGCGACTATGGTATGACGCAATCCGACTTTGATACGGCTACGTCAATAGGTCAAGCGGTAGGATCTGGTAACGAAGATAGTATAGCACAAGCTATAGCTAACTCCATAGCTCAACCACAGGTTGGTCAAAACAGATCAAATGTAATAGGAACATCAAACTATGATCCTCAGTATGCAGCTGCATTACAAATAAGCAGAGGTCTTAATCCTGGAGTTAATACTGGTGGATTAGATGTACCTTCTTATCTACAACCACAACTTACAGGGCCTGTAGCTTCTGATTTTAGAGGTTCCTTTAATTTAGAACCTAAATATTATTCTCCTGTAGAAAGATTTATGCAGACAACTTTATCG